CTGGATATGATGTAATTAATCCACCAAATATTCATATTGGTGATACTGTTGGCACTGGCGCAACTGCATATGCAATTGTCGAAAATGGATCTTTAGATTCCATTGAGATTATTTCTGGTGGTTATGATATTAGAGCCGTACCTAATGTATCAATCATTGGTGGAAATGGATCTGGAGCTACTGCTTCAGCAAGACTTAGATCAATAAGAAATACAAGAACATTCAATGCTGACATTGATGTCAATACAACGGATGATCAGATCGTATTTAATTCAAAACACCTATTTTACAATGGTGAATCGGTATTTTATGAAAAGGCAAATAACTTTGCAGCTGTTGGTGGACTGGTAGATAGTTCAATCTACTATGTCCATAAAGTAAATGACACCACAATTCAGTTGATGGTAAAATATGAGGATGCAGCTGCAGGAATAAATCCAATTGACTTGACCAGTAAGTCGGCGGGTACTAACACACTTACTGCAACAACAAGTAGAAATATTCTTGATAAAATTATCGTTGATAATGCTGGATCTGGATATTCAAATCGAAAGGTTTTAGTAGAATCTGCCATCTATCCTCCAACTGATTACACAGCTGAGTCAACAATCAGAAGTGGAATCAATACCTCAAATGATTATATCTTCTTTAAGGCACATGGATTCAATCATGGTGATTTAGTAGAGTATAGAACCACAGAAACTGAAATTACTGGTCTTAGTACAACACAAAATTATTATATTAATAAACTTAATGATGACAAGTTTAATCTTGTTAGTGCTGGTATTGGAACAACCGCTTCGAGTATAGATTTTGATAAAAAAGACTACATCAGTTTCGGTTCAATTGGTGTTGGTACTCATATATTCAAATATCCAGATATCAACGTTGTCGTAGATACGATTTCTGGAACAGCCAGTACTGCAATTTCTCATCCAGTAGTGAGACCAATTTGCACTGGTGAGATAACACAAGTACAGTTAACATCTATTGGTTCTGGATATGGTGTAACTGACACCTTCAATGTACATAGAAGACCAAACGTAACAATATCAAATGGTTCTGGTGCAGTTATTGATGTTGTTGTGACCGAAGGTCAAATAACTCAGGCATTTGTTAAAATTTCTGGTAGTGGGTATGTAACACCACCAACTTTGGTGGTTAATGGTGATGGAAAATATGCAAAACTTGTAGCTAACTTATCAGATGGTCAATTAAGTAGTGTTTCCATTGTTGATTCTGGAAAAGGATATACTCAAAGTAACACTACGGTAAGTGTTGTCACCGCAGGCGTCGGTGCAAAACTGACCGCAGATGTAACCAAATGGCAAGTAGATTTTGTACAGAAATATAAAGACTCCATTAATGAGAATGATGATGGTGTCATTTTATCAAGTCAAAATGAAGATTATGGATTAAAATTTGCACACTCATATCTCTCAAGAAAATTAAGACTTTCTCTCAACGATAACATTGAGGATGATTTCAGTGAAAAGTCAACCGTAGCTCACTCACCTATTGTTGGATGGGCATATGATGGTTGTCCGATTTATGGTCCATATGGATATAGTTCACCAACTGGAGGAGCCATTCGTAGACTTACTCCAAGTTATACACTTGCAACAAAATCCAATAGGCCTCCAACATCAATCTATTCATTAGGATTCTTTATCAATGACTGGGAATATACCGCAGATGGTGATCTTGATGAATATAATGGTAGATTCTGCAAAACACCAGAATTCCCAGATGGAGTTTATGCATATTTCTGTACCATTGAAGCCACGGATAGTTCAGATTCTCCATTTACAAATACTAGGGAGCCTTTATTCCCATATGTTTTAAATGGATATAAACATGAGGTAAATCCTTTTAACTTAAATCCTTCCTCTATACAAAATATTTCTTTAATTAATAATGGAACACTTGTAAGAAATACTTATCCGTATAAATTCGGATTTAAGTCAAGTGCGTATGATTATTTGACAACCAATAATCTTGAAGATACTCAGATAACAGTTAGAAATATTATTAGGACTGGAATTGGGTCTGTAAGTGTAGTTGTACCAGGTATCGACTATAAAGTAAATGATCCAATTACTTTTAACAACATTAACAGTGGTGGTCAATCAGCGTCAGCTGTTGTTAAAACTCTTGTTGGAAAAGGTGTTTCTAGTATCTCGTTTACTGAAACTGAAGTAAACAATATAACCTTTACTATTGAGAATCAAACTGTAACTGGTGTTGCAACCACTGCACACAATCTTTCTAATAATGATATTGTTATTATTAGTGGAATTGGAACAGGAGAACTCAAGTTCATTGAAGGGAAAAGAACTATCTCGGTTTCTTCTGTAACATCTAGACTCGATGTTGGTATTGGTACTAGTGGTGCAACTGGAATCACCACCACATTGGTTCTTGCAAATTCTGGATCAACTCCAAACATTTTCGTTGATGATGTTATCGGTATTGGAAGTGAAAGAATGAGAGTTCTTTCAATCAACGCAGATAAAAACGAATATAGAGTTCGTCGTGTTGCAGGCTTACTGACCTCTCATGAAGCTGGCGAACAGGTAACAATTGATCAGAGTAGATTCTCCTTCACTGTTGGTATCAAAACAAATCTAACAACACCAGCAAACAAAAAAATTGTTTTCAATCCACAAAATTCTATTGGAATTGGAACGACGGTTGTTGTTCAGAGTGTAGCTGGTGTTGGTACAACCACTGTTGTTAGAGTAAAGGCATATGATGGAACAATCTTAACCAATCACCAACTGCCTCCATCTGGATCTTCTGCGGACAACATGATTAGTATTTCTAATCATGGATTGTTATCTGGTCAAAAATTAACCTATAGTGCGGGCCCAACAGGTGTTGCATTAACAGTATCTAATAATCTTGATCTGAGTAACCCATTTAATTTGTCGGATGGACAAACTGTCTATGCTGTTGATAAGGGTAATAACCTTCTGGGAATTACTACAACAAAGGCTGGAATTGGAAGTACATCAACATCTCTCTATTTTACACCAGTTCAGGAAAATACTGGAGTCGAACATTCATTTGAAACTGCCAATCTTTCATATGTTGGTAGTGTAAAACGATATGATGTTACCATGAAGACCGTTGATTCTCATGAATTGAAAACTGGTGACAACATATCCGTTCACTTACTTCCAAACACAACAAAATCAGTAGCTCTTGAGTATGATACCATTTCAAGAAAAACTACTATTGATCCAAAATATTTTGCAACATCTGCTGTTGGTGTTGGAACTTCCCTGTCTACCATAACCATCACTGATCACAAATATTCAAGTGGTGATAAAATTCTTTATAGTTCATCAAATCCAATCACTCCTTTGACAAATAAAGGTGAGTATTATGTTCAAAGGCTAGATGATAACAGATTTAGATTATCGACAAATTATGTTGATGCAACTAAGTTTGGTGGTCAATTTATTGGAATTACTAGTTTTGGATCTGGTGTTCATAAGGTAACTGCAATCAATCCACATGTTACGGCTAGAAGAGGTCAAACCATTGGATTTGCGGTTTCTGATGTAACGGTTCAAGACTTTAAACTCGAATTCTTTGAAGATGAAAGTTTTGAAAATAGATATGAGGGATTTGGTATCAGTACCGAAGTAACAAGATCTGGAACACCTGGAACTTCTGGTGCTGTAGTGAACTTGAAACTCTCTGAGAGTGTACCTTCTCCACTTTACTACAAATTAACGCCGCAGAGTCTGGATACTATTTCTGTCACCAAGAGAGATGCAAATCCAGATGTTAGTGTTAATAATGGATCTAAGATTATTATCTTTGATAGTGTTTACTCTGGTAGACACGGTATCACGAGTACATCTGATACTGAGCTTAGATATCAAGTAACTGAAGAACCAGAATCTGCAAGTTACACATCATCATCTGGAATTACTACATTTAGTTATAGTACAGATTCTACTAATGCTCTTGGTGGAATTAACGAAATCAAAGTTAATTTTGGTGGTATCAATTACCTGAGAAATCCTGGAATTACTACAATTAGAACCACATCAGGCAAAAATGCGATTCTAAGACTGTATGATGATCAGGTTGGAAGACCAGGTGCAAGAGAAGTTGTCAATCTGGGATTTGAATATCCATCTGATAATACTATCAAACCTTCTGTTGATCTACCAACGGTAGTTACTATTACTAATAACTATGTTCTTAACAAAGTTGGTATCGTAACCGCTGGTAGAAATTACATTATTGCTCCAGATTTAATTATTCCAGATAGACCAGATGTAACACTGGTTGCTAACTTAGAAGGAACTTCTATTGGATCTGTAGAAGTTACAAATGTTGGTCGTGGATTTAACGAGGTTCCAAATCCACCAAGGATTGTTGCGGTTAGAAACACAAATGGTGTTGGTATTGTTTCTGCAAGTTCTAATGGGGACACCAATTTCTTGACCATTACACAACCTACTAATGGTTGGAGGGCTGATGGATCAGACTTCCCATTTGATGTGGGAGATAAAATCTTTGTTGAAGGCATCGGACTAACAACGTCATTAACATCAACTGGTGGTTACAATTCTGAGGATTATGATTATAACTTCTTTGAGATTTTGACTAGAAATCCATCGAGTGCTCAGATTACTTATTCTATCGCTGGAATCGGAACCACTGGTGGAACTTTCAATGCAGATGATAGTGCTGGTAGAGTTATTAAATCAACAGATCTTCCCACATTCTCGGCTGAACTAAATTCAGAGTCATTCTTCTCTGGTGAAAGAGTAACTTATGGTTCTGATGGAATTGGTTTTGTTCTTGATAATCAAGGTTATGATCCAGTAACGAATACTGTTAGACTAAGATCCTTAACCGCATCTATCAATATTGGAGACGTTGTTAAAGGTTTCTTATCTGGATCAGAAGGCACAGTTGCCAATGTAGAAACACCTAATAAATTCTTCAATGTTGGCTTTGGTGCGGAAAGGACGAAAGGTTGGCAGAGAGACACTGGTAAATTAAATGACGACTTCCAGAAAATCGAAGATAATGACTACTATCAAAACTTCTCATACTCAATTAAGAGTCAAGTTCAAGAGAAAGAATGGAAAGATGCTGTAAACAGTATTGTTCATCCAACTGGATATAAAAATTTCTCCGACCTTGTTGTTATTTCTTCAACCACTGCTGGATTTGGTAGAAGCTCAAATCTTGATCTTGGTCAACCAACAAGTGATACGGTTCTTTCTGTTAATATTGATAACTTGAAATCTTTCTATACTAGAGATGATTTTGATATTGGTGGAGAGGAAACTCTTACCAATGGTCTTTCTAAGTTTGTGACCCTACAAAATAAGAGAATTTCGGCCTTTATTAATGTGGACTCTAACCGAGTTGATATTATTGATGATATTTCCGATCAGTTTACTGGTATTGGAACAACAACTAGTACAAACATTGTTGGATTGACAACCTTTAAACTTACTAGAACGAACAGATCGGTTGTTCTCTTCAACAAAGTATTTGATGGTTCAAGTTCAAGTGTAGTTTCTGTTGGTTCTTCTATTATCAGAATCAACAACCATGACTTCCAGACTGGTGAAAGAATCAAGTATGATCCTGGTGCAGCCTATGGCAACAATAGAGTTGGTATTGTAACAACCAATAAAGTTCTTGGTGGTGTTTCCACTTCGTTCATGCCTGCAGAAGTTTATGTTATCAAGATTGACAATAACAGATTCTCTCTGGCTGGATTGAACACTGCCGTTACAAATAATGAACCCTTCTTCTTCCGTGCAGTTGGATCTGGTACAAGTCATTCATTCGATGTTTTAAACCCAGACAAGAGAGTTGTTATTGACGTTGATGGTATGGTTCAGTCTCCACTCTTTAAGAGAGGCATTAATGTAACTCTTGCTGAAGCTGTTGGAGTTGGTTCTACAACTATTAAGGTCACTGGAATTACATCAATTACTGCAAATGATTTGTTTAATATTGACAATGAGATTATGCAGGTGGGTGTTGTTGGATTTGGTTCAACAAACGTACTAACGGTTGATCGTGGATTACTTGGAAGTGTTGCAGCTGCACACACAGTTGGTGCTGCAGTAACTGTACGTGGTGGTAACTTCCATATTGTTAAGGATGTGATTCACTTTGTTACTGCTCCATATGGACCAACTGGAGTTAGTACATTACAACCAGGTATTAGCACATCTTCTACTTTTGGTGGTCGTGTATTCAATAGAAAGAATCCAAATACCAACTTTATTTTTGATGACATTTCCGACCAATTCACTGGTATTGGTAAGACATTTACACTTCTTCAGGATGATCAGGACGTTACTGGTATTGTTACTACAATATCTGGTCCTGGTGGTAGTAATGAAGTTGTAAACAATGGATTTATCCTTATTAACAACGTTGTTCAGTCTCCATTGGTTGATTACACCATGGACGAAAGAACTGGATCTGGAATTGGTGCTTCTATCTTCTTCACTGGAACGACCAGAACTAATCTTCCTAGGGGTGGAATTGTTGGGGACGTTTCTGTTGGTTTTGGTTCTGGATACCAGAATTTGGTTGCAGCTGCCGCAACCGCAGTTGTAAACGGTTCGGGTGCAATTGAGTCGGTTGTTGTTACTGGTGGTGGATCGGGATACAGATCTTCTGATTCTGTTTCTATTCAGATTTTCAATCCTCTTGGAATCGGATCAACGGCAGTTCTTTCAGCAACTGTCGGAACTGCAGGAACAATTACTGGTATTTCTACAGTAAGTGGTGGATCTGGATATGCATCCACAACTCCTCCAGTAATCGTTGTTGGTATTCCGACAGCATACAATAATGTATCATTTACTGGTGGACAAGGAAATGGATTTAAGGCTACTGTTGTAGTTGGTACGGGCGGAAGCATCATTGATTTCAATATCACTGATAGAGGAATTGGATATTATAATGGTGATGTTTTAACTGCCGCTGGAATCCCAACAGATCCAAATGTTGGTGCGGCATTTAGTGCATTTACATTCACTGTTAATAGTAGAATCGATGACAAGTTCTCTGGATTTAGTTTCGGTCAGATTCTTCCACTTGATAGTTTTGCTGATGAATTTGATGGAAGTCAAACTGTATTCACCTTAACAAAGACTACAGTTACTACTGAGATCATTAACATTGATACTGAAGACACCTCTCTTGATGTTGGTAATAATTTGATCATCTTCATTAATGATATTTTACAGAGACCAGGTGCAAACTATACTTTCACTGGAGGAACCCAAGTTCAGTTTACCGAAGCTCCAAAAGCTGGAAGTAAGTGTCAGGTCTTGTTCTACAGAGGATCTAATGCAGACGTAACTGATGGAACTCCTTTCCCAACGGTTAAGATTGGAGATAGACTGACCTTACAGAGAAAAAATAATATTGTTGGTCAACTTGATAGAAGGGTAACTGCGATTACTGGTGTTAAAAAGGCAGAAACTAATTTGTATGCTGGTGTTGGTATTAACTCTAACGCCGCATTTACAAGGTCTGTTTCTTGGCAAAAACAAACAAGTGATTTGATTCTGAACAATCAAGCTCTTCCAAAATCAAGAACCTCACTGATTGGCAAAATTCATCCAACCACTAGAATTATTCAGAATGTTGGTGTTTCTTCAGATGCAATTTTTGTAGAGAACGCATTCCCACTGTTTAGTGCTTATGATAATAGATCTGATAGAAACAGTGTTCTTGGTGGAAGTATCAAGATCATGAAAGAGAATAATGTTGACGCGGCTGATGCCACTGCAACAGTGTCTCTTGGGGGAACAATTTCTGGATTTACTATCACGGATCCTGGTGCTGGATATGATACATTACCAACAATTTCCTTTGCATCTACTATTCCACAAACTAAAGAAGTTGGTAAAGATTGGACTGCGGTAGATTCAAATACCGACATTGAATATCAAGATGTTGATTATGCAGATAGTGGAATATTTGTTGCTGTTGGAAGTACATCTGGAATTAACACTTCTAAGGATGGAGTTACATGGAACTCTTCGACATCAAGTGGATTTGGGACCTACTTTAGTGTTGTTGGTTTAACAACAAATATTATTGCTGTTGGACTTGGAGGTACAATCGCGGTTAGCACAGATCGTGGTGGTAGTTACACGAATTCCAGAATTTATACAAGAACTCTGAATGGATTCCTTTACACATACAATGATGACAATGTTTCTATTGATTTGAATTCAGTTATTGCTGGAACGACTAAAGCTGTTGCAGTTGGTGCTGGTGGAACCATTCTGTTCTCTGAGGATGGGCCTCTTGGTCTTGGAACTGCTTTTGTCATTGCTAATAAGTATTCAATACAAAATCTTCGTGGTGTTGGAAACAACGCAAATACTTTCATTGCCGTCGGTGACAATGGAGAACTTCTGAGATCTAATGATGGTGAAATTTGGTCTGGTGTTACAACCACCTCAATCACAACGAGATTGAATGATGTGCATCATGGTGATAATGCATGGATTGCTGTTGGAGCAGCAGGAACAATTATTCGATCAACTGATGATGGTCTGAATTGGTCAGTTGTTTCCTCTGGAGCCACTTTCAGTCTGAATTCTGTCAGTTATGACAACAACGTTTGGGTTGCAGTTGGACAGACTGGAAATGTGATGAACTCCTTTAATGGAACTCATTGGTATCCAAGATCCGTTGGCGTTACTACAGATTTCAATGGACTTGCATTTGGTGATAATAAACTGGTAACAGTTGGACTGTCTTCGAATATTCTGTACAGTGAGTTTGCAACCGTATCTGCAGCTGCAACCGCTACGGTTTCTGCCGCAGGAACAATCACATCAATTAATTTAACAGAACGTGGTTTTGGTTATGATCCAAATACATCTGTAGAGGTTCTTATTTCTACAGAACCAGTCACAATTGAGATAATTACCAGTGCAGATTGTGACGGCGACTACGGTGTAGTTGTTGGTCTTGGAACAAGTTCAACTGGTATTGGAACTGATAGTCCAATGGTCAAATTTGAATTGCAGTCAGATCCGTTCTTAGATCAAGCTGCTTTTGGTAATATTACCAAGAGTGGTATTTCTCAAGGTTATTACTTCGTTATTCACGATTCTGTTGTTGGCAATGGACTGACATCAATTAATGTTGATGCAAGTGTTATTGGAGTTGGAACAACATTCATTGATAATGTATACAGAGCTGATGAAATTATTACGTCTACTTCTGGTATCGTTACTGTATGTTCCAACGTTCAGTCTCTTGCTGGACTGGGAACAACCAGCCTATCTCCTAAGATTGGTTACTATAGTTGGGGTAGATTCTATTCATTCAATAGAGATGTTGTAAACCCACAATCTTTCAGTATCAATAATCAAAATGGATATGCTGGACTTACTACAGCGCCAGTTGTTTATCGTGTTAGTGCGGTAACAGAAAATTATAATGACTTAAGTGAGACTTCATAAATAAAACAAAAAGTCTAATAAAATGCCTGCGATTATCTCAGATCAATTTAGGATATTAAATGCTGCGAATTTTGTCGCTGGTGTAGCGAATACGCAGCAGTCATATTATACTTTTATTGGATTGCCAAATTCTAATGATGTTGGTGCCGGCTATGGCACTACAGATTGGAATTCTAATACTCCTGCACCCAAAGATGGTCTTAGGGAGTATAATGATGATTATGACACCATGATCGCACTTAAAAAGCTTGCGACTGGTGACGTAAAACGAATGGTGAGAAAATATACTTGGACTGCGGGCACAATCTATGAAATGTATAAGGACACTTATACAAGAGATAATCTAAGTCCACAAACTGCGTCTACAAACTTGTACGATGCAAAGTATTATGTGGTAAACAGTCAGTTTAAAGTTTACGTTTGCATTAATAACGGACAAAACCCAGATAATCCACTCGGAAAACAGTCTCTGGATGAACCAACATTTACAGATCTTGAACCAAGATCTGCTGGCTCTAGTGGAGATGGATATATCTGGAAGTATCTCTACACGATTGTTCCAACAGACATTGTGAAATTTGATTCTATTGATTTTATTCCAGTGCCAAATGACTGGGGAACTGGTGATACTTCGGATGTTAAGAACAATTCTGTTGACGGTAAAATTGAAACTGCCCTGATTGTAAATGCGGGTGGTGGATATCAACCAATCAGTACAACATTTACTAATGTTCCTATTTTGGGAGATGGTACTGGTGGTAGAGCTAGTGTAACAGTTGATAACCAAGGTAAGGTATCTGCGGTATCAGTTACCAACGGTGGTAGGGGATATACCAGAGGAACAATTCAGTTCTATCCTGGTGCTCCTGGTGCAGAGACTGGTGGTCCTATTGCTGGACTTTCTGCAGTTGGTGTTGGTACAACATCTGTAGCTCAGTTTGAAGTTCCAATTCCTCCTATTGGAGGACATGGGAATGACGTTTACAAAGAGTTGGGTGCATTTAGAGTTCTTCTTTATTCTCGTTATGAGAATGATTCGTCTAACCCAGATTTTATCACTGGAAACGACTTTGCTAGAGTGGGAGTTGTCAAAAATCCATTGACTCCATCAGGAAGTCTTCTGGAACAATCTAGAGCTAGTGCCCTTTTTGCACTTAAATTAGAATCAACAACTGGTGGTAACATCGCAGACACAACGTATACAGTTGATACCCCAATTTATCAACAAATTGGTATTGGATCTACTGCTGTTGGTTATGTTGCAAATTGGGATTCTTCCACTGGTGTTCTAAAAGTTTATAATCCTGTTGGTTTAGGATCAACAACATATGGATATAGATTGGTAGACTTCACTTCACAGATTGGTGTTGGTGGAACTTACATTATTAGTGGTCAAACATCTGGAAATGCACTTGGTATCAATACAAGTTTTGGTACATCAGCAAATCCAGGAACTGCAACGACTGTTGGAAGTGCTTTGGTTCAACTTGGCCAAAGTTTTGTTGAAGGTGTTGCTCAACCAGAAGTTAAAAAATATTCTGGGGAGATCTTATACATAGATAACAGGGCAGCGATTCAGCGCTCCGCCAGCCAGAAAGAAGACATCAAAATCGTATTAGAGTTCTAAGAAAATGCCCCAAGAGACTAACCTCAACGTTTCTCCATATTTTGATGATTTTAATGAGGAGAAGAACTTTAATCGGGTATTATTTAAACCCGCTAGTCCAGTTCAGGCAAGAGAATTAACAACTCTTCAATCTATTCTTCAGAACCAAATTGAGAGATTTGGTCAACACTTCTTTAAAGAAGGTGCAATGGTCATTCCTGGCCAAATTGCATATGACCCACTATATTATGCTGTAGAGTTAAATGATACGTTCTTGGGGGTCCCTCTCTCAGAGTATCTCGATAAACTGGTTGGTAAAGTAATTAGAGGTGAGTCTTCTGGGGTTGAAGCTACGGTAGTAAACTATGTTTTAGCCACGAATTCTGATAGGGGAAATAATACACTTTATGTAAAATATTCAAAATCTGGTGGAGATTTTGCTACAGAAACTTTTCAAGATGGTGAGAATCTTGTAACAGCTTCTGATATTGAATACGGATTATCAAGAATTTCTGCGAATAATCCATTTGGATCATGTATTCCAAATGCCGCAACTTCTATTGGATCAGCCGCATCTATTCAGGATGGTGTTTACTTTATTCGTGGTTTCTTCGTAAGAGTAACTGCAGATACCGTTATTCTTGATCAATATGGTGATAGACCCAACTATAGAGTTGGTCTGTTGATCAGTGAAAACGTTGTTACTGCTTATGATGATGATTCACTCTTTGATAATGCAAAGGGATTTACAAACTTTGCAGCTCCTGGTGCAGATAGATTCCAGGTAAAAACTACTTTAATCAAAAAATCTCTCACAGAATTTAATGACGAAAACTTCGTCGAATTGATGAGGCTTGAAAATGGACAATTACAGAAGTTTGTTAAGAAAACTGATTATAATATCATCCGTGATGAGTTAGCAAGAAGAACTTATGATGAGAGTGGTGACTACTATGTAAAACCATTCCAAGTAACTGTACAAGAGTCTTTAAACAACAGACAGGGTAATGGTGGTATATACTTACCATCCCAAAAAACATCTGAAGGTGGAGCTCATAGTTCAGACTTAATGCTTTATGCAGTTTCGCCTGGTAAAGCATATGTAAGAGGTTTTGATATTGAGAAACTAAACACTAGTTACATTGATGTACCGAAGCCAAGAGATACAAAAACTGTAGACTCATCATCGTTCGTTTTTGATGGTGTAAATTACATTAAGATTAATAATGTCTATGGATCTCCCGTTGTTGGATTTGGAACAACTGCGACAGTAAGTCTTAGAAGTGAAAGAATTGGAACCACGGGTTCTGATGCTGCAGGCATTGAAATTGGTAATGCAAAGGTATACGATTATAAGTTAGAAGCTTCTGCATATTCTAACGCTGCTACAAAGTATGATTTGTATCTTTATGATCTTGCAACATTTACAACAGTTACTGTAAATACAGACACCACGCAAACAACTCCAGCTCTGATTGAGGGTGCAAGGAGTGGTGCAAGAGGATTCTTGAAGAGTGATGTAAGTGGATCTAAGTCTCTGACACTCACATCCACTAGTGGTCAGTTTATCGTTGATGAACCAATTATCATTAATGGTATTACACAGAGTACCGTTGTTACTTCCATTAGAGAGTACTCTTTTGATGATATCAAGTCTGTTTATCAAACCGTTGGTATCAATACTTTTAATGCAGATACAAGTCTTTCAAATCGATTCTCACTCGCTCCCGCAGGAACCAATTTCACTGTAGGAACTGCTGGTATTGTTACTGCTCCAGGAAACAGATTCTCTGTTGGTATTAAGACTGGAGATATCGTAACTTATAATAGAACTGGATTTGCCGATCCAACATTCAACAGGGTAAGTTCTGTTGCGGCTGATGGATCTACTCTCACTCTCGTTTCTCTTGGTGCATCAGTACCTGGAGTTTGTGATGGTGGACTCACCACTTCCGAAATTCAGTCCAGTGATTTCTCACTGATTAGACCTAGAGTTGTAAATGGAAATAGATCGAGTCTCATTTCACCACTCCCAACTCCATTCATTTCAAATGTAGATCTTTCATCTGCAGAAATTCAGATCAGAAGACAATTCACTCTTAATGTTGCCACCAACAGAGCTACGGTTACTGTATCGGATTCTGATCAATTCTTCCAACCTTTTGACGAAGAAAGGTACAATCTGGTTTATTCTGATGGAACTGTAGAATATCTGAATTCTCAGAAAGTAACATTCAACTCAACATTCAAAACCATTACTTTAGCTGGTCTGAGTAAAGCAAGTGACACGAATGCTATTCTCGTAACTACTCTTAAAAAGACCAATGTAAGGTCTCAAGATAAGACTCTTTCGAGATGCACAAAGTTGGTTGTTTCTAGATCCAAGTATGATTACTCTGGAGCAGCTTCAACAAACTTTAATGATGGTTTAACATATAATCAAGTTTATGGAACTAGAGTTCAGGATAGAGAAGTATCCCTGAACGTTCCAGACGCTCTTAGAGTACACGCTGTATTTGAATCTAGCACAACTGCTGCACCAACACTTCCAAATATCACCCTTGTCAACAGATCTACTGATTTGACAGATACGATTCAAGGTGAACTAATTGTTGGTGCCGTGAGTGGAGCTGTTGCAAGAGTTGTGACATCTGCAGCGTCTAACGTTGACATTGTATATCAGAACGATCTGAGATTTAGTGTTTCTGAATCAGTAACATTCCAATCGTCTGGAATTACAGGTGAAGTATCGGCTGTTGTCATTGGTGACAAGAACATCGTTAAGAACTTCACTTTTGATAATGGACAGAGACCAGAATACTATGATTACTCCAGAATTATTAGAAAAGAAGGTTCTCAAGAGCCTAAGAAACAATTAGCAATTGTTTATGATAACTATGTAATTGACTCTGGATCCAATGGTGATATGGGAACAGTCAATACATATTCCCCAGACACCTATGAGACGGATCTTCCAACCTTTGGTGGTCGTCCAAATTCAGACTTTATTGATATAAGACCAAGAGTCAAAAACTACGATTCTTCCACTGATACAGATTCTCCATTCGAATATGATTTCAGAGACTTTAGTTCTTCTGGATCATATGTACCAAATATTCTTGTTGGCGATGAAAGTCTAACTCTTGGTTATTCTTATTATATGGGAAGAATTGATAAGATTTTCCTCTCTAAAGATGGATTCTTTGAACTGAAGCAAGGAGCTTCTTCAGACTTCCCAGTTGCTCCAGATACTCCAGGTGGATCATTTACTGTTGCTACGATTTACAACAGACCATACATTCATAATGCATCTCAAGAAACCGCAGTGGTTCTTGCAAAACATAAGAGATACACTATGTTCGACATCTCCAGACTGGAGACACGTCTCAAGAACGTAGAGTTCTACACACAACTTTCTCTCCTTGAGACTGATACTGCGAATCTGAATATTAAAGATGCTGTAACTGGTCTTGATAGATTTAAGTCTGGATTCTTTGTTGATAACTTCAGAAGTCATGGATCACATTCCATTGTCCATCCAAACTTTAGAGCTTCGATTGATAAAGCTTCTGGACATTTGAGACCACTTCACTATACTCATGGTATTGATCTCCTTCTTGGTTCTGAACAAGTAATTGGTATTGGCACAACTGCAAATCCAAATGCAGATTTGACTCAAGTATCAGACTTACAGTCCAATGCGTTGAGAAGAACTGGTGATGTTGTAACTCTTGACTATTCTGAAGCCGAATTCATCAAGCAGAGATTTGCTACCAGAACTGAAAACGTTAACCCATTTGCTGTAATTAATTGGGTTGGTGTTGCAAATCTGAACCCAGCTAGTGATGTATGGGTCGATGAAAAGAGACTTGATGTGAATAACATCACTCTTGAAGGTGGTTATCAAGCATTCATGGATTCCCTTTCAGTAGATCCCAATACTGGATTTGCTCCTATTGACTGGGGTTCATGGGAAGAAGAGTGGAGTTCTATCGATATCAGCACAACAGAACTTTCAAGAGATCTCCAGTCAACTGAAGTAAGTCAAGTTGGTGGATGGAGACGTGGATGGACTGGTGGTGGTCAACAAATTGCAAGTGAACATTCGGCTCTCGCTCAGAGAACTAGAAACGTTACCATGCAGGACAACTTCCTGGTAACTAATGAAGAGACTATTACGATTGATAGAGGTCTTACCAGAAGTGGTATTCAGATTCAAGTTAATGAAAGAATCGATACACAATCTCTTGGAACTAGATTAATCAGTCAGGAAACCATTCCTTACATGAGATCTAGAAACATTGAGTTTGTTGTTAATAGAATCAAACCAAGAACACGTTTCTACATCTTCTTTGAGAATCAAGATGTAACTCAATATGCAACACCAAAACTCCTTGAAATCGACATGGTTCAGGGTGTATTCCAAGTTGGTGAGACTGTTAAGGGAACATTCGCCGATAATGGACTGGATGGTGGTTCTTTACCAGAAATCACGTTTAGAGTTGCACAACAAAATCACAAATATGGTTCATATGATTCACCAACGATTATCTATGATGTGAATCCATATGCAGATGCAGTTGGTCTCAGTTCAGTATATTCTGCAACAAGTAGTGTTCTGAACATTGACACAGCATCTCTTCAAGCAGAAGTTCTTGGAAACTTTACTGGATACGCTGCGAAGAATATGAGATTGGTTGGTCAAACCAGTGGTGCTGAGGCTACTGTTTCCGACTTTAGACTCATCAGTGATGAAAAGGGTGCATTGATTGGATCTCTCTTCATTCCTAATTCTTCACTCCCAACAGTTCCTCAGTTCAGAACTGGAGTTAAGACTTTCAGATGCACAAGTAGCCCAGTAAATTCTCTGAGTCCTGTTGATAATCCATCGACAGCTGAAGTTTCTTTCCGCGCAGAAGGTGTTCTGGACACAGTTCAAGATGATGTTATTGGCATTAGAAATCCAGAAATTCAAAGAGAAACTCTGTCCGATAGCACTGTTACTAATCAAAGTATTATTAGAACTGTACAAACTGCAGCGTTTGAAGAGAGAACAGTTGCACAAAACCAGTGGTTTGACCCACTTGCAGAGTCGTTTGAAGTTGTTGAAGATAACGGAGTATTCGTTTCTTCATGTGACATTTTCTTCCAGACAAAGGATGACAACATTCCAGTAACTCTGCAGATTAGAACAATGCAGACTGGTCTGCCTACTCAGACAGTTATTGGATTTGGTGAGGTTATTTACGAACCATCTCAGGTTAATGTTTCTGAAGATGGTAGTGTGGCTACAAGATTCGTATTCCCATCCCCAGTTTATCTTGCTGGTAAGAGAGAATACGCCCTCGTTCTTCTGTCCGCATCAAATAACTACAGAGTCTTCATCTCTAGAATGGGTGAAGAAGACATTTCTACTGCAAATCTGGCTGAAAGTGAGAGAATTATTGTTTCTCAACAACCTTACATGGGTTCGTTGTTCAAATCACAGAATGGATCAACATGGGATGCAAGCCAGTTTGAAGATCTCAAGTTTACTCTTAATAAGTGTAATTTCGTTCCTGGTCCTGGCACTCTCAAACTTTACAATCCAGAGTTGGGTGTTGGTAAGTTTGAATTCCCAAGATTGCGTCCAGACCCAATTGAATATTATTCACATGAAATTAAAGTTGGTTTTGGAAGTACTGTTGCAACCAGAGACTTCAATGTTGGATCTAAATTCACTCAGGTTGGAAATACTAACGCCGAAGGAAACCTTGTCAAATCTCTTGGCGCAATCAAGATCAACACTACATCTACTGAAGCTGGTGGAATCACAACTAACACGGTTGGAACTGGTTTAACACCATCAGCATCCAACTTCACGTTTACTGGTATTGCACTCACATCTATTACTGGCAATGGATCTGGTGCTGTTGCAAATATTCAGGTTTCTAGTGGCTCCATCGGAGTTGTTACAGTTACTAGTGGTGGTTCTGGATATGCTGTTGGTGATGTTCTTGGATGTACCCTTGGTGAAACTGGAACAGGAACAAGATTTAACGTTGGTATCATTTCCGCAACCAACAGCATCATTCTTGACAGAGTTCAGGGTGAATTTACAACGTCATCCGAACTGATGACTATTAACGCCGTTGGTGTTGCGTCTACCTTACCAGGATCGCAACCTTCAGCCATTAATAACACTGCATCATACAAAGATGGTTTACATGTCAAGGTAAATCATAGAAACCATGGTATGCATGGTAGAAACAATAGAGTAACGATTGCGGGTGTTGTTGGTGTTAACACGACAACTACTGTCTCATCTCAGTATTCGAATACATCAACCGCAGATCTGGAACTTGGATCGGTATCGGTATTCTCCAACTTTGAAAACGTTGGTGTTTCCACAACCAATCCAGGATATGTGAAAATTAACAATGAAATTATTGCATACACTGGAACTGACGCATCTGCAACACCACAAAAACTCACTGGAATCACCAGAGCCATTGATAATACTGTTGCAGAAACTCATAGAGTTGGTGATATTGTTCAAAAGTATGAAGCTTCTGGAATCTCTCTCAGAAGAATCAATACAACTCACCAGTTCTCAAGTGTTAATAATTCTAATGAGATTACTCTTGATAGTTACTATCTTAAGGTCGATGTTACTTCAAGTGGTATTGGAACTGTGAGAGATGGAACCAACAGTTTCCCTGCACTGAAAATCAATGACACTGAGATCTCTGGAGGATACAAGGCTAAGGCAACACAAAACGTTCAGTTCGAAGCCTTGACTCCACTTGTAGAGTTCTTAACACCTAGAGATACTGGATTCTCTGGAAGAGTTAGAACAGTTTCTGCAACAAGTGTTAGTGGATCCGAAAGTTCTTTCCAAGATAAAGGATTTGAAAGTGTTACCCTCAATGGTGTTAATTATTTCACAGATCCTAGAATGTTTGCTTCGAAGATCAACGAACAAAATCAACTGAGTGCGTTACCTGGTAACAAGTCATTCACAATGGAGTTGGTTCTTTCTTCACTTGATCAAAATGTTTCTCCTGTGATTGATGTTGATAGACTTGCGGTCATTACAACTACAAATAGACTTGATCAAAGAATCACGAATTATCCAGATGATAATAGAGTGAATGAAAGATTCAGTGATCCAAATGCTGCAGTTTATATCAGTAAGAGAGTTAATCTGGAAAATCCAGCAACATTCTTACAAGTCAAGTTTGCTGCATATCGTCACATTTCTAGTGATATTAGAGTTCTCTACAGACTCTTTAGAACTGATACTTTTGATAAGGAAACTCCATATGAACTCTTCCCTGGTTATGACAACATGACCGATACAACAGGGGATGGATTTGGAGATCAGGTAATTGATCCAAAACTGAACAATGGTAAACCTGATAGATTTGTTCCTGCCTCAAGATTTGATGAAGAGTTCAGAGATTATCAGTTTACAGCAAGTAGTCTCCCAGAGTTTAATGGGTTTGAAATCAAAGTTATCATGACAGGTACAAATCAAGCTTACGTTCCTAAAGTTAGAGATTTTAGAGCCATCGCATTTGCATAATGGAATACAAAAAAGTTGAAGGTCATCCAGGTCTCATTCGGGACCTGGATACTAATGCAGTTATCAATAATGATAAGACAGCATATCAAAACTATGTTCAATTGAGGGAACAAAAACTTAGAGAGAAAGAGAGACTTGATAAATTAGAAAATGAAGTGGGTGAAATTAAATCTCTCCTCCAAAAGTTGGTTGATAAACTGTAATTATAAATATATCTAGACGAACACTATCTAAAGAATCTAAAGAATGGCTGTATACGTTGTCAATTTGGTGATTGATCAAGGCGTCGATTTTACTCAGACGTTTAACTTAGAGAATAGTGCTAGTAATAGTGCTTTGAATTTGACAAACTATACTGGTTCAGCACAACTTCGCAAACATGCTTCTAGCAGTAAATCTTATACATTTGCTGTTAGTTTTCCAGATAGACTTAATGGAACGGTCAATATTACTATGACCGATGAAATCACTAAAAGAATTAAATCTGGAAGATATATCTATGACGTTATTTTGACTGATGTTGATGGACTGAAGGAACGTGTTGTTGAAGGATCTGTCTTGGTGAGAGAAAGTGCCACTAAGGAGTAAATAAATGCCAGACATTAAGATCCGAGTTGGTCAAAAATCTGCAACCAAGGTTGCAACAACATCCACTGGAACTACTGGTGGAACTCTAGCTGGTTTGACTGATACTGACACTGCTGCAGTATCAAATGGTTCTGTTTTGGTTTATGATTCAAATACATCTGCATGGGTTGCAACTAATACGTTAACCCCAGGAAACACAAGAAACTTAGACATTAACGGAGGCACATTCTAATGGCCAGTAAGATTAGGATCTTAAGATCTACTGGTGCGACTGCTCCAGGGTCTCTAGAGTATGGCGAACTTGCAATCACCATAGAACAGGGGACGGCTGGTACTTCTGCTAATAAAGCTGGTCGTTTGTTTATCGGTAATGCCTCTAACAATCCTGTAGAACTGGGTGGAGAATATACATATAAACTTTTAGATCATGTCCATGGTGAACTTACCAATTCATCTGCTGCAATTGTTGATAGTAACGGTGAAATTGATGGATGGAGTGTTGCTGGTATTCTTACCGCAACCAGAACAAATATTACCGACTTTGTAACTTCAAATCTGAATGTTACTGGTGTATCTACTTTTGCTCAAGGTCTTAACCTGAATGGCAATGTCACTATCGGTGACTCACATACAGATACCCTCACTGTAAATGCACGGGCTGGATTTACCACAGACGTAACACTAGATGAAGATCTTCTAGTAACTGGTATTTCTACGTTTACTGGTGCTATTGATGCAAATGGTGGATTGGATGTTTCTGGTGGAGAAACAATACTTTCTTCCGCGACTGTTAGTGATCTGACTTCAGGAAGAGTTGTTCTTGCTGGTACTTCTGGTGCCCTTGAAGACAGTGGAAACTTTACTTTCGATGGTTCAACTTTGACGGTAACTGGAGACCAAACTGTCTCTGGGACCATCGATGTTCAGACTGATGCATATGTCGGTGCTGGTCTTTCTGTTGTTGGTGTTTCTACATTTACTGATGCTATTGATGCAAACAATGGATTGAATGTATCTGGAGCCGAATCGGTACTTTCATCTGCCACTGTCTCAGACTTGACTGAGAATCGCATTGTCATTGTTGGCACTTCTGGACAACTGGAAGATGATGCAAATCTCACCTTTGATGGAAGTACACTGGTAGTTGGTGCAACTCTTGATGGAACGATCATTGATGCAACTACTCTCCGTGCCCCAGTTGGTGTTGTTACTACTCTTACCACACACGACGTAGTTGGTGCAGCTGCAACATTTACTGAAGCATTTACCCTTGGTTCTGGTGGTACTAAGTATAGTTTCCCAGTTGCTGATGGTTCTGTAGATCAAATTCTGGTTACAAATGGCTCTGGAAGTTTATCTTTCTCGGATGTTCCATCCAGCATGGTTATTAGTGCTGGTTATGCATCTACAGATAGAGTAAATCTTCTCACAGATACTTTTACTGTTGCTGCAACTAATAATGAAACTAGAACAACATTAACAGACAATACAATTACAGTTGGTCTTGCCACTGATATCGTTGTTGGTGGTGGTGTTACAATCACCAATGATCTTCTTGTTCTTGGTAATTTAACTGTTGAAGGAACTGAAACGATTATCAACGTTGATTTCCTTGACGTTCAGGATAAACACATTGGTGTTGCATCTACATCTACGGCTTCTAATATAACCGCTGATGGCGGTGGTTTCTTTGTTCATGGTGGTAGTGACGGAGACAAGACTATCTTCTGGAGTTTAACTCAAAGTGGTTTTGAGGTAAACCAAGATTGGTTACCAAATGCCGATGGATCATTTGATCTTGGTAATACAAACAGAGAATGGCAAAATCTGTTTGTTGATGGTCTTGCAGAACTAGATGATGTCAATGTTTCTGCAGCCGCAACTATCGCAACGTTAAATGTAACTGGCACTTCAACTCTTGCAACAGTTGATATCAATGCAGGTAACATTGATAATACGATTATTGGTGCAGCAACAACTGCAGCTGGTACATTTACAACCCTGACCGCTGGTACAATTGTAACTGGTGGAAGATTGGATGCGGGACAGACAACATTCGATACTTTAAGAGTAACGGGTGTTTCAACTCTTGCATCATTAATTCTTTCTTCTGGAACTAATACTAACGGTGCGGCATACTTTGATGCCAATGGTCAGTTGCAATCAACCGCAACTCCTTCCGCTGGTATTCAAACCTCTAACTTTATTTTAACAACGAACGCCTCTGGCGTTCCTTCGTGGACGGACACTATTGATTGTGGAACATTCTAATCTTGATGCAAACGTTATTGTCGAACTTGCACTAAACAAAGTAGTTGAACTACAAAAACAATTACTCCTGACTGAGGCTAAGTTTATTAGTCTTCGTCAGGAGTATGACAAACTAAAAATTGAAAATGATGTTTTGAAAAATAAATCTGAAGAGTGGGAATCTTCTTCCACCACCAGAAAAACGACCACTAAATAGTAGGAAGCTAGTTTTATATTCATGGCAAAACCTAGCAGTAGACAAGAACTTATTGATTATTGCCTAAGACAGCTGGGTGAGCCTGTTTTGGAAATCAACGTCGATGACGATCAGATAGAAGATCTCGTCGATGATGCAATTCAGTATTTCCAAGAAAGACACTTTGATGGTGTTGAGAGAATGTATCTCAAACATCAAATTAGTCAGGCTGATATAGACTCAGCAAGAAGTAACACAGTAGCTTCTACTGGTATTAAATCTGATGTGTTTAACCCAGAGAGTTCTGGTGTTGTAAACATCAGTGCAAGTAATATCACAATTCCAAATCACGGACTTATCACTGGGTCTCCTGTTTATTATAGTTTTGGTGCAGGTTCTACTTCTATTGGAATTGCAACAACTGCTCTTGCTGGAGTAGGAACGACAAGTTTCCTTGGCATTTCAACGGATAGTGTTCTTCTTTATGCAATTGCAGATAACAGAAATCAAA